TTTTCGCCAATCCCAATTTGCCCCGATGCTTGCTCATCCAAAAACGACATTACTTGTTCCTTTTCATACTCTCGTAGTTATTCCGCAGCTTCAGCAAGGTTTCCAGTAAAGCCAGCTTCCCCTGCAAGCGGCGCACTTCCAACTCCGATGTTTCCGCCACCAACGCCCGAGACATCTGCTGGGTTTGCTCCAACAGGTACTCCTCCAACGCCACCCATGCCGCCGGGTTGTTGAGGAGCGGCCCCAGCTTGTGGAACGCCGGTTTCTGCTGGTTGTTGTTGTTCATTCAAACCTCTCAATACATCTGCAAAAATAGCTGCTTCGTTAACATCATTAACTAGCTCATTCGGATCAATGTCTTGCGAAATAGCAAGTTCACGAATAAGATTTGGAATCTTAACAAACGGTGCCAGCATTGGGTTGGCAACTGTTTGGAGCAACGTAACAAGACGCTGTGTACGAACCTCTTTCTGCATAACAGCAGAAGTACCTCTGGGTTTAATTTCAAGATCACCCTCAATTTCGGGCTGTTCTTCGTTAAACTGCATGTTCCACTGGAAGTACGCTTCGCCCATTGGCTTTAACAGATAATCGTCAATGTTCTTAACAACAGACTTAATGGACAACGTAGACGAACTCATAAGCATAGACAGCCCAGAAGCAGTGCGTCCTGTGCCGCTTACGCCGGTTTGACCGTGTGCAATGCTAGGAATACCTGTTTCTTCGTCCGCAAGTTGCCGTGCCTTGTCATACATTTGAGCGTTGGCGGGTGCAGTGTTAGGGAAGTTAATAGAGTTAATGGCCGTGCCGCTAACGCCTGACTGGCGGCGGAACACTTTGCCGGGGTAAATATCGTAGTTCTGGCCGGGGACCAGCATAGCTTCGTCAATGTCAAACACCACATTACCAGCAAGAGCAAGGTTGTCGATTGCCATGCGGATGTGGCCGTTCATTAAAAGTTGCGCGTCTTCCATGTTCTCGGCAACGCCTACACCAAACATTTGGTACGGATTTACCTCGTAAGGAAATACTTGATAAGGAATGCGCTCTGGTGTAAATGGATTAATAACTAGGCGTAGTACTTTATTGCCAGAAATCCATGCGTTTACTTGATAAGACGAGAGGCTATCCATCCCACTGAAGATTTCAAGACCCGCTTCATTAGCCATCGAAGCATCCAGAACACCCCAGTACTCAAGTACTTCATAGCGCGACTCAGAATAGATAGGATCATTTTGGTCAGACTGTAGCTGACCTTCAAAATACTTCTCTTCATAGTTGGGGCCATTTTCCAAAAGCTCTTCAATGGCTTCGTTATTAAAGTAAGGTTCATCTTTTAACTTCCGTAGTTGTTGACGATTAAGCTTGTGTCGCTCAATAACGTACTCTGCATCCTCAACACCAGAAGCGTTGGGATCAGGGTAAAAATTCCAGCATGAAATATGGTCAATGTTAGGCTTAGATTTGTGAACAGGAGCGTATTCTTTTTCTCCTTCTTCATTGCGCCGCCACCGTGGAATAGTCTTATCGTAGGTAAACGGGCCTTTAATGATGCCTGTACCAAGCAAGCAAGACTCAAAGATAGACTTGCGTAGCTTTTTAACTGCTGAAGTATCTAAAAGTTGGTCATGGATTGTTTTTTCCATGTTGGCAGCAGCAAGAGCAGCCGGTTTAATTTGTGGTTGGCCCATCTTGCCGGGACCAGCAACAAGGTTTTCACTGTCGTATTCATAACCCAAGTTGCGAGTTATGGGGTTTTCCGTCATACGTGCGGTTGCTTCTTTAGCACCGGGAAGAAGTTCTTTGCCATCATCAGGAAAACCAAAGGGACTTTCTTGCTGTGCTTCTTGCGGAGACTTTAAATGGGCAAACTCAGGGATGCCTTCTGGATTAGGCGTAGACTCAACTACAATGGGAAACTTTTTATTGGCAAACAAGATGTCACCAATTTGACCCGCAGCAGCAAGAACCTTTACCTTAGTAATCTTAATAAAGACACGAGATCGTTCTGATTCTCTGAGTTGTTCTGGATTTTGACTGTCAGACAGCCCTCGATAGTTCTTGTACGCCTTTAGCCATCTCTGTTCATCGGAGTAGCGACCATCTTCTGCCCTTTGAAATTTGGCACGGATGTGCCCCACAAGTCCACTAAAGGAACTAGAAGCAGGGCCGTCAGCCATACGTACATCAATGGCTAGGTCTGTGTCAGAGCCGCCGTCTTCGTCTATATCGAGAAATCCCATATTAATTAAGGAGACTTAGTAGTCCCGCTCATCCGCCATTTTAAAGATAGCAGGATCAACCGTTTTTGCTGATACGGACGGGGCTGCTGTAATGCCGTCGCCATACTCGGCGCTCGTAAACGGATCAAGCTTTTCACGCTTGGCTGGGCCATCAGGAGTTTCATTCATGTAGCCCTGCACTGGACCCATTGGGACCGTAAAGGTTGCCGTTGATTTTAGTAGCTGTTTCATTGTGCTGTTCCTTGTTTTTGTTGTTGTCGTTCCATTAAGCGTTTCATTTCATCCTGAAACCTAGTGCTGCGCTGTATGTCTTCTTGCATAGCAGCGCCTTGCTCCATTGGCCTTGCTCTTTCAGCCAATTGTTTTTCTAAATACTCAGCCTGTCTAGCTTCAGGTGGCATTTCTGCTGTAGCTAGACGCTGTTCATCCGTTAGATCACCTCCTTTAACTGACGCTAACAAAGCTTCCATTTGCTGTGTTGACATACTTTCTGGATCACGACCTGTTGGTTTAGAACTCATAGCGTAGTCGAGAGCCTCTGCTCCCTTTGCTGCAAGCCCAATACCCCCACCAATTACGGCAGGAGCAACACTTTTTATAATTTTACCTTTGTTCTTGCTTAAAAACTGGCCCATTTTTTCTAGGGCACCCGCGTCACCTTTGACAACTTCTCTTGCTACACCCTCGGCTTTTTTAAGGGGCATATCAGCAAGTGTTTGTTTTGCTCGAATACCCGAACGCAACTTACCTTTTTCGACAAGTTCTGCTTCTCTAGGATCATTAAGTATTCTGTCAAGAGCTTGTTTGTTGGTTAGTTTCTCTGGCTCCGGCTCTGGTTCAAGTGCTTCAGGAACGGAAAATCTTTCAGCAGTTTTTGGTCCTATAACACCTTCTTCTTTTGCTTCTCTAATTGCTTTGTTTGCTACTGCTATGTCGCGTGTTTCTTGTGCTTTCTTACTTGGTGTTCCCATTTTTCTTTTTGGAGCTTTTTTTACAGGAGTAGGCCGCAAATCAGAAATAGCAAACTGCAACGCTTCACTTGGAGAATCGCCGCCTTTAACCGCATTAATAACACCATCCATTAACTCAGTAAAGTCGTAGCTATTAATAAGCTTGCCCCCACCAGCTTTTATTGGATTGTTTTTTATAAGACCTGCTTTTTCAATTATTCTAAGGGCAGAGTTCATATTTAGTTTTTTATTAGTGTCTCCCTTTACAGGATCATAGTAAGTAAGTGGAACACCCGCTAGTTTTCCAAACCTTTCAAGAATCCCCGTTGAAAGCTTTCTAGTTGGCTCCATATCTACGTTTTTAAAATTATTGGCATAAGCATTGATAATACTATCAAAAATACGGCGGAAAGGGTCGTTTTTATCTTTAAAATTAATTTTAAAAAACTCATCCCCACCTAATATATCTTTAGCCATACCTAGTACCCAAACACAATATCACGGGGTGCAGGGGCAGTATCCTTAACCCTGTGCGCCCATGAATTATAATTAACATTGTTGATCTGTTGTGCCATGCACATATACCTTAATGCGTCGTATGCGTGATCTTCTGCTTTAGTGTCCACATCTTCGCTGTTTGTGCGAGACAGTGGTAAAGCTGGAAGGGTACGGATTAAATTAGTACAGTTTGAAAATATGCGTAGTTTAGCTTCTTCTGTTTCGCGGTTTAATTGCAACCGCTTATGTATCTGAAGCTTTCCTGCAATTCTGTCTGAGTTAGAAGGTAGCCACCTTACACCCCGTTCAATCATTGTCTGGGCTACTGACGGCGCTCCTGCTATTCTGTTCCAGCAAGATTTGTCGAGGATGGAGGCGTACATTGGCGGGTCAAAAGCTTCCGCCTCATAAACAGTATCGGCCAAATCATCAGCCGTAAGACGCTTTTCGTACACTTCTCGATAAATCCATATGTTTCCATCGTGATCCATAGCGCCCCAAAGAACACAAGAGGGGCTACTAAAACCATAGTCAGCAGCACGAAAGCGGGGCCAACCACTAGGTATCTCAAAGGGGTCGCATATATGATGGTATTTGTTAAATTCCGAAAACGCCGCGCCTTCTGCAACATCCCAATCTCCATCAAGTAATCTGCGTCGTTCTACCTCTGGGAGCGAAAGAAGCATCGCTTCATATTCACCAGAAGCCATAAGGTATGGGTTGTCGGTCAACCTAGCCGGAATAAACTTCCGGTAAAACAATGGCTGACCCGCTTTTTTGTGTTTGGGCGGATAAAGAAGAGGTTCACCCGAATCAATGTCTGCGGCAGGAAAAGGTTTGTTTGGTTGATTACGATCAATGAACATCTTCTTAATCCACCAGCCACCAACACCGCCGGGGTTAGCAGAGGCTCTCATGTACGTTTCAATGGATTGATCTGTTGTACGGAGCCTAGAGCGAAGATAGTCCCAAACGTAGGGGGTTGGATAGTGGCCCAGTTCGTCTACGCCAATCCATGAGAACGCTTGTCCTTGGTATCGTGTTACGTCTTGATCTTTATCGACGTAAGACATAAGGAGCGTTGAGCCACTAGGAAAGACCCAAAGGTTCTTACTTTCTCTAAAGTAAGCACTTGGGAAAGCTTTGGGGTACAGCTTTTTGGACTGGTCAATCAGTTCTGCAAGCTCACCCAAAGTTCTACGTAGTAATAAGCCCCGAAAGTTACCATTGTCTGCGTAGCGTAAGGGATCAACTAGCAGAGCGTAACTTTTACCCCCACCGGCAGCGCCCCCATACAGAACTTCTTTTTCGGGGGCGGCTAGAAACTCCGTCTGGGGTCCGGGGTTGGGCGAGAAGATTAACTCTTGTTCGCCCTGTTCAATAGCTTCTTGTACGTCTTGTGGTACAGAGGCTAGGAAGTCTGTATCAGTAACACCACCATTCTCTAACAAGTCAATGGTCTTAGTGTGCCGTTTCTTGTTCTTTTCGGCGTCATCTTTGAGGGTCTGTGCAGCGGCTTTCTTTTTTTCCGCCGCCCTCAGTCGCCGCTTTGCTAGTCTCTTAGCTTGCTCTTTACGACTGACGTTGTATGATCCCTTTTCACCGGGAGCTAGTTTAGGCCGCGCCATCAGTATTTTGTGGTGTTACGTCTACCATAGGTTTCTTTCCCGGTAACAGCACAATTCCGTGCCTTATATCGCCCGATATTTCCATTTGTTGGCGTTTTGTGATACCTACCCTATCAAGTACATCTCCAGCGGCTTTATACCGCAATTCTAGGCGATTAACGGGTACATCAATGTTGTTGCCAAGGTTCATAGTATCTACGATGTTCTGAGCAGCTTCTACAGCAGCACCATTAAGCATTAGGCGGGTGCGCTCTTGGATTTCATCCTTTAAAGAAGCAAGAACATCCCTACGACTATTCGGGCTGTAGCCAGCCTCTTCTAAAGCCGCAGAGATGTTTCCTCGATTGCTAAACAAAGCAGTCAAGAAGCTTTCTTGCTTGTCTGTTAGCCGTTTTTTAATTAAGCCTTGAGTCATAAACACCAATTATTGTAGTGGTACGATACGTCCCTTGTAAAAAGCAACCTCTAGGTCATTTACTAGGCTGGCTGAAGTTAAAAAGATAGAATGTATCTTTCCTTCAACCTCTTTTTCCCAGAAATAAAAGAATTTAGAAAACTCTGGGTACTTTGGGGCAATATCATACTTCTGAATAATGAACTCTTGCAACAACTCAGGATAATCTGGAAATCTGTAGAAGATTTGTGCTGTTGTTAGATTGTAGTCAAGAATTGTATTTACGGAACTCACTGTTAAACTTCCAATTTTGATCTGTTATTTGGGGAAGCACTGAGTGTGCGTTAAATACAACACTTTGAACTGTTGTGTTGCAAATATACTATACTAGTATAACGCTGTGGGGGGTTTTGTCAAGTAAAAAATAACATAAATGTCACAAAAATAAAAAAAATTCTTAAAAACAAAGATTTTGCTTGACAAAACCGCTCTCAGCCTGTATAATGGTATTATGTTTGCCGCGAGGTAAACATATACTACCCCCTAGTACCCCTTAATTACAGCACAATCCTTATTAGGAACAGCCCAAAGCCCCTTAACTGGGGTTTTTTATTGTCTGGTGTACTAAAAAACAGCTCAAAAACTTAAAACAGTTAAAAAAACAAAATTTAGAGAGGCTGGGTGTATAAGAGTAGGGGGAGGCCCAGTGGCCCTAGCGTACCCCCGCCTGAATTATCCTTATTTATCAATAACTTATAATGGACAAAACGGTCATTATAGTGTCGCATAATATATATTAAGGAAAGCGGGTTTTTGGCTTGAGTTGGGGGCTCAAATGGCCCCCGATTTTGGGCTGTTTTTGTGCTGTTATGGGTGGTGGCCCTTTTATAACTATTGAATTGCATTTTCACGTACACGCGCGCGCGTTATTGCATGCCTTACAAAATTATCCTGCCGCCCTAATTCCAATTAATCCAGCCCAGTCAGGCGGTTGAGTGCTTATCGATAGTTATTGAGAACAGCCCAAACACAGCCCAAAGAAAACCCCGGACAGTGCCGGGGCTGTAGTTCTCTGAGGCTGTAGGTTGCGGTTAGGTAAAAAAAAGCCCCCATTTCTTAGGGCTATAGTTCTCTCTGGGAGGGTGGTTGATGTTAGGCGTGGACGTTCTCGTCATGTCTCCTGACACGGCACTAACGGCTTTCCTTTTAGAGTACTGCTCCTTTTGTTCCTCAGTCATGTTTGCAAGCCCTTGGCGGTGGTTTTCTTTTCTGCGCTGCTTTTCTTCTTCAGTCTGGTTTGCCCGCCATTGCATTATCTCGGTTGTTTCTTTGAACATTTTCCGCTGATCCCCCCGGCTAATGGCGCGGCGAGCATCGAATAGGCAACGCTCGTAATAATCGATTGTCGCAATATCCAAGGTCTCGAAGTAGTGGCCCGAGGTCCACTGGTGGTCGCCATCGCCAAGCCATGCCGTGACAAATGGGTGGTGCTCCTCGTCGTGTTTCTCGACTAGAACAACGCGCCCGGATCTCGTACCAGACTCGCCACGGGTAGGCTCTTGCTTGAGGATGGTATAGGTGGGGAATTGAATAATCATGCGATTAGCTCCGGTTGATATTAAGAACAGCCCAATAATACACGAACCGCACACAAAAAAAAGCCCCCATTTCTGAGGGCTGTAGTTCTCTGGGAGGGTGGTTGATGTTAAGCGGCCATAGCCTCGCTTGCAGCCATTGGGGATTGATTGAAGGCCAGCATGAAGTCGGTTGCCCTTGCTGCTAGGGTCTCGCGTTCTTGCCGGGAACGGTCGCAGATATTGTCCAGCGTTTCGGTGCCGGTGCCCCGAGCGGCGTAGTCGGTTAGGACTTCATGCACGTCGAACCACGAACTATCCTTGATCGCAAAATGTTCCTCGGTTTTGGCGTGCAGGTGATCGGCAAGTGCGCGGTTCTGTTTACTCTTGCCAAGCAACGCCCGAAAGAAGTTCAGAGTGTCCGCCCCAGCCATTACGGGCAGGGTTGCCAATTCTTGCAAGGTTGTAATTGTGGTTTCGTAAATGCCCAAGGCATTCTTGGTTGCGTCCAAGAGTTTGCCGTAGCGCTTCTGCTCTTGGTAAGCCATGTCCTCGCGGTCCTCTGCCGTGATCGACTTCCGGGGTCGGCCACGGTGAATAGCCCGGATTGCTAGAACGTCCTCGCCACGGGTGCAGGTGTTAGCACACAACCACTCGTAAAACCCGGCCTTCAATTGATATGCGCCACCAATACAGCTATCCCACTCGGCAATGCGGAAGGCGATCTCATCACCACCATCACGGATTACTTTGCTATGGGCTGGCAACACTACCTGCCGAAAGCTTGAAGCGCCGTTGTCCTTCCAGTCATAGCTAACAAGCTTGCCGGTGGTGTTAAGCACACTGTCCTCAAGTAACTGGTCGGCGTAGTTCCATCGGTCTTGCGGTGCCGTGAAGGCATATTTGTTGGAGACTAGCGGGTTCAGGACATGACCGGCCACACTGTCTGAAATGTACCCAGCGGCGTCGCTCTCGGTGCCGTCTGCCGTGTGATACCAGTGATATTCGG